AGCTCTTCAATAATAAGTTGCAAACGTTCTCTCATAAAATTTCTCCTAAAAAATCTCACACGATCCACCAGAACATGCCAATTCTCCTGACAAGTTAGTTTGATCTTCTTGTTCTTTAATTAGGTCTAAGTTTATACTTTTTACATATTGTAATAACCTTTCATATTCTTCTTTGGTGCAGTCTTCAAATGGAGGCTGCAGGTATGTGTGATCTGAGAAAGGCAAAACAGATAAACCATTATAAAATTTTCGATTTAGCCACATCCATTCCCCAACACACTTCCATTCATCTGGTTTTATAGTAATCGTGGCTGAAACATTGTGTGTGTTGTGGCCGGATTGGTGCCCTCCTTTGATCCAAGTGTCACTTATGGCCTTTACTCTATGCAGTAAATCCAAAGCGCTCTCGTGACGTGTTATGGCAGCTTGTGGTGCTTTTTGAGGTACCTTGATTATTGCTGTATCGTGAGGTCTAAATTTATCGTCTTCTATCAACTCAGAAATATTGTTAGCTAAATAATTATAAATCTCCTCATTTTTTCCTACGCGGATTCTACGTAGATAGTAGTCGTTATGCCACGCATGGATTCCAGAGGAAGTACCCAGAGTTAAAGAAGTCGTTCCGGCTGGCTTGACACATGTTGTTCTTGCTGCTGGTCTTATTCCTATTTGCATTGCGATCCGTCGGTTCTCTCTCTTTACCACCAGAGAAGCGGCTGTGAGATTTAAATTCAAAACACCACCTGATGCTATTCCCGTCATGGAAACTCCGATGAGAGCATCTTTTTCCGTATTCCTTTGCCAAATTGGTCTTAGATAGTGGAAGTCCGTGTAAGACGCTTGAAGGGTACCTATGAACGTTGCAGCACGTACTCTTTCTTCTAACTCTTCTTGTGTCGTGACATCGCTTACATTTACTTCTGTGAGATTGCAAAATTGATATGGTCTCAAGCCTATCTCGCAGCAGGGATTGGTTCCCCAATCTTTGTCGTTTGAAAAATAAAAACCCGGCTCTCCAGATCCAGAGTCACGAACTCGATTCCAGATAGACATAAAAGTCCCCCTATCAATACGATGACGCATAAGAACAACTGAATTATTGGCTCGTCCTCGTTGGGGGTTGAGTTCCCACCAGTTTCCTGATTTTGCGGCGAGCATTTCTTCATCGTCAGCAGAGAACAGAGAGATGAGAGCAGCCCTCCGAATACCTCCAGCAAGAACCGCATCCGCAATATAGCAGATGATATCATGAACTTCAATAGGAGTAAGTTGTTCTCCGTCGTCTTTTTCATCTAAAATTCCTTCTATTTTTACTAAGCACTCTTTAAGTGGTTGTGGGCCCGGTGCCTTGCCTCCGGATGTAACTAGTCTTGCTCCCTTTGGGCGGATATCTGAAAAATCAAAACGCAATCGTGATGTGCCCTTGAAATAAGACTGAACAAGTGCCTTCACAGCATCAGACCACCCTTCAATTGAGTCTCCGATAAGATATCTTCGGCTTCTGTTAGAAGGTCGTCTTATTTCTGGTAGTTTTTTAATATGGTGCTTCTGCACAGAGAAGCCAGCACCGGTTCCTCCAAGGAGGAGGAACATAATTTCCGAAAAAACATGATAATTATCGACTGGGCAAAAAGCGCAGTTGAAAATTCTATTAGGGGAAACTTCAATTGGCTTGCCTCCGAATTGCATACTACGCATTGATGGCAACACTTTCTTCTTATAAACAGACTGATATGCTTTTTCAATCTCTGGTTTTAAACTCGGAAATTTTTTGATATGCATGTTCATGTTTCTGGTGACTAATTCATTCCAGTTTTCTCTTCTATTTTCACTATCTAGATATCTAGCATATTTCATATGCACTGTGACGTCTGATAAAATTTTATTCTCTAAATTCATTTTCCTCTCCTATTTTGCGCTTAATTCATTATATTTTTGTCGTAAAATACTTAAAGCATCTTTTGTAGTTGGCATTTCAGCATCATTATCTTCCCTACTAAGTACTTTTATTGTTACATCGGACCAATCTATGAAACAAGGGAACACTAGGCCATCAGTGCCATTTCTGTTCTTTGCAACAAAAATTCTGCCTTTGTTCGCTTGTTTATCCTGAACAGTCCGAGATAACGAAAAGATGAAGTCTGCTACAAAACACTTATTAAAAGCTTCTGAGATTGCTTCCATAGTAATTACTTCTGCATTAAGTCCTGATCGGTTTGTCTGTGAGGCAGTCCATACTGGTATTTCGTAAATCTGGGCCAATGCTCTGAGGCCTTCATAAGTTTCCTCAAGTTCGTGTCGTTTCTCTTTACCAATTCTATCGGGCCTTAGAAGATCCGCATAATCAACCAGAACCATATCAGGGTAGACACCTCTTTTCTTAAGTTTTTCTATGTGATTCTTGATTGTTTGCACAGAGGCTGATTTTGTGGGATATTCTTTAATGATCAATGTCCCATCGATTGATTCAATGCCTGCCAACACTTCCTCTTTTCTATCCCGGAGTTCATTTAATGGAACTCCTGTAAGGTTTGAGTCAAAACGTCCGCCAACGGTCGTATCTTTCAGCTCTAGTGTGTAATACACAACTGTCTTTCCTTGCTTTACAGCTTGCGCTGCCAAATGGACCAAAACCATTGACTTGCCAGCACCAGTAGGAGCAATAACAACACCCAATTCATTTTTTCCTAAACCTCCTTTAATTATTTCATCCATTCGGGGCCAGCCTGTAGAAATTGGGGCCCGATTAATTAGCTCAAAACGCTTAAGAGCGTCTTTATGATACTCATGACCAAAATTATTATCCGTTCCCAATTTCAATGCATCTTGTATAACTTTCTCAATCTCATCAAAAGATGAAGATTTAATAAGTTTTATGGATTGCATCATAGCTCCTTTGAGAACCTGTTTTCGACAGAAATCCAAGGATTTATCTTTGATATAATTGGATTCTTCAACGCCATCTGATTTCATGACTCTTGCAAAGAAATTCCTTACCTGTGTTGCGGCTGCTGGATCATGATGATTCAATTCTGTTCTCAGGACTGCCATCATGACTTCATGATTTGGGTGCGTATTGTATTTAGATCTATAATTTATTAAAGTTTCAGCAAAAATTTGCAAATATTTCAGCTCAAAAAACTCAACTCTCAACACCTCCAGAATCTGGTCAAAGAATGGTCTGTCTTCCAACATAAGTTGGCACATATTTTCTTGGAATTTTTTTCCAAAGCGTAAAAAGGTTTCGTGTTCGTTATTAGTCATGTGTCCTCCATGGTGTTTTATAAATATAACTCTTTTGTTTGAAAATGTCAAGTTATAATCTATCTTTTAATATTTTTTAATACCCTATTCAGTTCTTCGAAGTTGATGTATCCGCAATCATCTTCAAATAACATTTTTATAAAATTTAGTTTTGAAAACTCAGGTTCAAAGTGCATTATCACATTATCGATAAAAATTCTATTGACGGGCCTGATGTTTGGTGAATAAAGTTGCATAATTTTGTAATTATTTTTTATCAACTCAGAAGACTTGATGATGTTTTCGTGTAATTTAAGCTTCTTTCCTTGCATTGCACAATTCGTAACAATTTTTTCACAATTTGATTCTTCTTCATTGAACATAAAGGGGAACCTTTTTGCTATTGTCTTGAGCCCAACACCGGCAACACCCGGAAGATTATCACTCGGGTCTCCAGCGATGGCTCTGGCAAGAGCAAAATTATTGGGATGAATTTTAAACTCGTCAAGAATAGTTTGTTTCGAAACCACCTTGTCTTGAATAGGTCTATAAATAGATGTTCGCTCATCACAGAGTTGAAAAAAGTCTTTATCAGAAGAGACAATAATCTTGTCCCAAAAGGCGTAAAGAAAATGCCGAGCTCCATAAGCGATAACATCATCAGCTTCAACATAATCGATAGTGACTTGTATGACAGGTAATTCGTTTAGATACTCCATAAGTCTAATTAATTGATAGGCTTTGTTCTTTACCTGTTCTTCGGGGTCTAACTGGATTAGTCTTCTGTTAAACCTTATAGGGCCTCTACCCTCTTTGTATTCCTTATTGAGAGCGCGCTTACGCTGTGATCCTTCGTGGCCATCCCAAACAACGATAATCTCTTGAGGTTGGAATTTTCTGCAGACTTTTTGCAATGATTTTAAAAATCCTATGCACCCCCCAATGGGGTTGCCGTGTTTATCCAATTGAGGGTTCACGATGTAACTGCGAATAAACATATTCAGCCCATCTATAAACATTACTTTGCTCATTTACCCTCCAGTATCTTATAAGAATAAGATGCTTTGGGATAATGCCACTCAACCTTCTTGGATTCATTCAGTGCTCTAAATTTTGTTGGTAAATCTTCTAGAAGATATCCATAGAACTGAATGCCTTCATGTTTGATTATTATTTTCTTCATAGTGTCCTCCTATTATGTATATAATATAACTTGTCTTATATCCTTTGTCAAATAAATAAATAAAAAACCCCCACACCTTTAACAGTGTGGAGGCCACCCAAAAACAACCTACGGTGTTTTATTCTTTTTCAACGTTGAAGTTTTTACCTTCGGTGTCAAATTTCTTAATTATCTCTTCGTCCATGATTTCAAAGACTAGAGATTTGAACTTTTGATCCTTTAATTTATCTAACCAAGCAGAGGATCGGAACTTATGCTCCTTACCCTTAGAGTCGGTAAGGTAGTACCAACCTCCTCCTACCCGATATCGGTCTGATTGAGATAAACGTAGGGCTTCGAGCCACGATTCCTCATCTTGGATCCGCGCCTCTCCACCCCACAGGATTTTGAACCCACAAGTTCTTCCTTCCGTTCCAAATCGAGATTTTTGAATCTTGACTTTTACTTCAGAACCAATTCTCAAACCAGAGTCATCCGTAACATATCCTGCCTTAGCCTTTCGCTTTGTTAACCAAATACGTTGGGAGCAGAAATATTCAATCGCCTTACCGCCGGGTGCAATGAATGGGGTAGTCATCGCCTCGGCGACATTCATAGTAATGTTAGTCTTTAGTTGGTTAACCAAGATCAACGTACACTGCTGATTAGCAAGGGGGATTGTAAGTTTCGGAAAAGCCTTGGCAAAAATGCGAGGCTTAACTGCCATTGTGGATTGAGGGTTAAAGTCTGATTCGATCTCTTTTTCAGAAGAGGTAGCAGCGATGCTGTCCCAAATGAATAGAAATTGAGTCTCAGAATATTCTCCCATCAAGTCCTCAATTGTCTCGAGAACCTTTTCCACTGATACAGCCTGTATGTACAAGAGTTCATCAGTGTTAACTCCGGCAGTTGTAAGAAACTGTGGGTCAATAGCACTTTCAGCATCGAAGTAAACCACAGTGTGGCCCAACTTCTGTGCATTGGCGGCTATCTGAACAGCCATAAAAGATTTACCAGCTGAAGACAGTCCAGCAATCTCGGTGATTTTCCCAACGGGAATGCCACCATACTTTCCTCTAACTGTAATAGAGTCAAGCCATCTAGATCCCGTAGGGATCCAAGTCTTTACTTCCGTAGGGTTATCCTGACGGAGGTCGTGAGCAATGTCAATTCCAACTTGTTTGTTGACGAACTTTTTCATTGCACTGATATCAATTTTTCCGGGTTTTGTTTTTTTCATTTTGATTACTTTGCCCAAGGCAGTCTCCTAAAAAAATGCCACCCTTTTAAACCTAGGGCGGGTGGCGGTACCCTTCAACAAGGAGGAGGACTACGGTTTATTCGTTTTTCATGAATTTATCAAAAGCCGCGTCGATTCCCGAATCGTTTTTAGAGTACTTTGTTGTTTCGTTTGATTTTTTCTCCGAAGAGTCATCCGAGGACAAGAAATCATCAAGCAACGCTTGGACATCCTCAGTGGATTTCTTATCAAACAAGCCGCCAATGTCAGGGATAGAAGTAATTAATTCATTACAATCTGCCACTGCTTCATCGCACAAAACGCTCGGTCTTCGACGAGGTTTTAGAGTGGTCTTAGGGAAAGACCCCGGAGTTCCGGGTACATCATAGTTTAGAACCATGTCAGTTCCAGTTTCAGGATCCGTCACATCACCATAGTCAGGGTCGAGGACATAACCCAGCAAGGTTTCATACGCGGTCTTCCCATAAGACCAAACTTTGACACCCTCGGTTTCCTTGCCACGAACGATGATGGGAGAGTAGTAACGCTTGCGGACAAAAAGCTTCTTTGCTTCTTGCTTCAAAGTAGCATTGTCGTTGTCTACACCTTGCTTCCAAAGTTTGGATGCAAAGTCACAAATTGGACAGTCTTCTCCATGATTTCGTTTAGGGCACATGATTCCGGGGTTTTTGCCTACATTATAATGGAAATGAAACTCCTTGAAAGGGTCTCCGTCCGCTGTAGGGAGGATACGAATGGTCTGGTCTCCTTGAGTTGGTCGCCATTTCGTATTATTTGTTTGACCTTTGTTGCCAGTTTTAGATGCATTAAGTTTGGCGCGCATCGCTTCGATATTAATAGCCATGTTAGTTCTCCTATGGTTGCTATTTTAAGGTGAGCAGGGTTTCAACCTTACTCCCGGTTTATTTTAAGTTGTATAAATCAACTCATACTT